CGGTTGATGCCACCATACGTGCCGGTCGTCGGGTCAAGGGGGACAGCGGCGTTCAGGCCGGTGACTTCCTTGCCGCCCGAGCCGGTGCCGTCAGCATACAGACCGCCTGCAATCAGGTTCTGCATGGTGCTTTCGGCGACGTCGATGCGGCTGGCGAGCAGGTCGATCATCTGCTCAGAACCGGCGTTCTGCAGCATCTCCAGGCCGGAGATAACGACAGGGCACGCGGCCTGCTTGATGTCGAACTGTGCAGCCGTGATGACGTCTTGTGCGGCGGTCGGCAGCACGTCGTATCCGGAGTAGTATCCGGCGTTGCCGTTGCTGGAGAAGGACATCTCTTCGTAGATCAGACGACCGCCAGAGAAGGTCTTGATCTTGCCGCGTTGCTTGAGGCGCATCAGCAATGCGTTGTTCTTGCTGACGTTGTCGGCGATCTTTTTGGATCGCTTTTCGAGAGTGGTGGCGACGATGTCGCTTACGTTCGGAAAAGGCATGGTGTATTCCTCTACTGATGTTTCGGGTCAGAGCCACTCGTAGAGGAGGTTAGCTCCTAGTCACCATGTTAGTTGGTGAGCAGGGAGAGGCTATGGTTGAACTATAGCACCCCTGCCCGCGGAACGCAAGCGTTAAATTCGCCCCGTACTGGAAGTTCTAAATGCAGCGCGGATAGAGTCCTCGAGAGACTCTTCCTCGTTGCCCGTCTTGACGTTGATTGCCCCCTGAGAGGGGATATTCACCAGTCCAGCCGCCTGCTGACGTTGGGAGATGTCTGTCCGTTGCTGTCCCTGACGCTCCCGCTCGATCAGAACTTTGCGGATATTCGGATCTGCCCAACAGGCTTTGTCGTAAGCGTCGTTGAGGTCTTCAGCGACTCCAGACTGAAGCAAGTCGGCCATCTGTCCGCGGACGTCTTCAAAGAACTCCTTGCCATTGGAGAAAGAGACAATCTCCGACTGAACTCGAGAACCTTCCTGTTCACGCCTCCAACGGCGATTCTCCTCCAGTTCCTGAACTAGCTCGGGAGGAAGCGCCATCTGCTGTTGTCCCGGCTGCGCCCCCTTCTGGAGCACCTCTTGCCCGACGCTGGCATTGATGATCTCACGAAGAGGAACTCCGTACTGGTCTGCCAACGTCAGAAGGACATTGAACTTGCCCTTCGTGTCGGCGGTCCGCAGGGTGCGCTCGGTCTGCATCACCGAAGAGATATATCCCGTCGGTTCTATGCCCGCATTCCGTGCTTCCTGGAGAATCGGCCCCAAAGACTCTACGAATTTGACCGCCGGGGCGAATCGTTCGTTGAGCTGACGTACCCCGACCGCCGCAGCTTCCTCTCTTCGGATGATCTCCTTGCGCAGATCATCAGGTATCTGATTCCACTTTTCACGAGCCGCAGGAGACCAACTTTGGGGAGCTTTGTCTTCTTTGAGGAGAGGTTCTGGCTTTTTCTCTTCCTCCCCGCTGCCTTCTCCGCTTTCAGGATCTCCTGCCTTCGGCGATTCAGGGTCTTTTGCGCCCTCTTCCCCAGCCCCTTCCTTCGATGTATCCGTGGGCGACTGCTTCTCGGCATCCTCAGTCTCCTCCACTGATTTCATCGCAGACATGAGTTCGTTGCGGAGATCGTCCCCGCTATCTTCTTCAGTCGTCAATTTCTGGGACATAGTCGGCACCTCTATCTGGTTTATATCCTTGGTTCAGAGCCTTCACAGACTCCACAATATCCTTCACTCGCTCTTTACTACTTAGAGTCTCTGTCTTCTTGTAGTCCCCGGCCAAGACTCGCTTTTCGTCGTACCCGTCAGCAACACTTACGACATTGTTTCTGACGTTGTGCTCTTTGAGCTCTCTTGAAGTCCGGATAACCGAACCATCTACCGGGGACACGAATGAGTCGAACCTGCCCATGACATAGCCAACGGGGGCCGACAGAATAACTTTATCCGCGCCACCCCCGCAATCGCAGGGCGGGACAGACATACAATCCTTGATCTTGCTGACGTACTCGAAGTCCTTACCACACTCGCGGCACCGAGCTTGATATGTTGGCACTCTACTCTCCTTTTGGTTCTTCCCGTTCTTTCATTTCGGCAGCCTGTTCCTGCTGCTCGAGCTTCATGTTGCCCTGCCTCATCTGAAGCATGAGCTTGAGTTCTCCCATTTGCTTGGTGAACATGAGTTGCATCGCTTGCTGCTGAGCTTCCATCCGCTGCATCGCTTGCTGATGAGAAAGTTCCATCTGCTGGCGCTGCTGCTCGAACTGCATTTCCATCTGCTGTTGCCGAGCATCGAGCTGCGCTTTCTGCTGATCGCGCTGCATCTCCGCCCGCATCTTCTGCATTTCTTGCTGCGCCTTGATTTCCTCTGGCGACGGAGGTTTGGGCTGACCCTCGGACTGCTTGGACTTCTGGAGCATCGCATCCAGTTGCTGATCCAGCCAGCCCTCGATTTCCGTAGCCCCCTTGAACCCGCCGAGTGCGAATTTAATCAGCTGCGCGCTGAGGATGGTGATCTCCGGCACCTGCTCTGCCATAGCGATGGTCTGCTGGAGCATCTGGCCCAGATTGGTCACCACCTGGATGCGCTGCTCTTTCTCAAGCGCCCAGTCCGCCTGCGTGAGAGAGTTGGCCTCCACCTTGATCTTGTAGGTGGCAAGGATACCTCCACGAACGATTTGCATCGCTTGCGGAACCATTTGCATATCTGGAGGAGAAAGAGTTCCAACGATTTGCTGAAGTTTCTCGTCAGTATACAGTCCGGAGATAATCTGCGCCATGATGCGCAGAATGTCCTGCACAAAGGTAGAGATCTGCCGCTGAGCACCATTCAGACGAACGCTGGCGAACTGTGCCTTGATCTGTTGAGCGGACGCCGTTTCGTACTGATTGGAAGCGCCACGGATGATGTCGCTCATCCCCGTAACTTCGTAGAGAATCTGCTTGGTGATCTCCATCTGCCCCTGCAAATGTTGAAGCACCGTGGCGATCTGCTCTACCGGATACCAATCGATGAGACCCTTCGCTCCTCCGCGCTCGGCGTACATGGCCCAATTGTCTACTGGAATCAGCTTGTTCTCCCCACTGGAGAGCATCTTGCCAATTTCCGGAGAAGCCGCGTCGTAAACGCCGGCGACCTTGATAGCCTCCACGATCAACTGCGTCCGTTCGTACAGGACGTCCAGCTGGATATACTGATCCTGAGCGATGTGGTAATCCGTCATCGGTAGGAGCTTTTTTGTGGTCTTGTTAGCCACGAGAGGAGGCGGGCAGGGGAAGAATCCCTTGAGCTTATAGGGATCAGCGACGGTCTTCAGGGGCTCTTCTTTCCCCTTCATCACGTAGAGAACTTCTTTCTTCGTCTTGTCCCAAATTTCGTAGACGGTGATCTTGCCTTCTTCGATCTCCTCAATAGAGTCCTCATTGGACTCTTTGGCGTCCCCCACGTCCGCCAGAGCTTCTTCCCCAAAACGAGTTTTGAAGTCCGCCTTGTCGAGCTTCAGTCGGCGACCTACCCACCAGACACCGAGCCACGACCGCGCAGGAGAATATAGGAAGTCCTCCCAGAACACCGTATCAATGACTATCTTCTCGGTTCCAGGAGTTGCGGGGTCTGCATCAAAGCGAACCCAAACCTGTCCGACCCCCGGTATCAGGCGATCAAGAATCGCGGCTTCAATGGACTCCGAAAAGCCCTCGGAGCAGTTGATCTCGTAGTCCAGTGCGCGGGAAATAATGAGGGCCGCTACCCGCGCCACGTCATCGTCATAGTTCCCCTTGTGCATCCGCGACACTTCGGGCTTGGGGAGACTGTTGTAAAGCGATTCTTTCTGTGTGTTGACGTTAGCGTAAAAGATATTGATCTTCTTGCCATTGTCCACCGATTCCCGATCGTCTTCGTACCGGCGATAGACCTTGCGGCCATGCTCTCTGGAGTCTTCGCTGAACTTCTCAAACTTGGTGATCTCGTTAGACCAGTTCATATCCGATTACTCCTGGGCCGAGCGGAACGGTCGGCGAAAAGGTTTTCCAAATTGAGCACGTTTGACCCAACTTCGGTCTTCACTCGTACCTTCGTATTCAAATTCCTGCTTTCTCGCTTGACTGCCGTCGGATTCAGTGCCAGCGCCAACATACGAAACGCGTCAGCAGGGTTGGACGACCAATCATGCTTAGGATTTTCCTTGAAAACGCGACGCTTATCGTCCCATTCTCGTTGGTAAGTCCTCAGGGCGTTCAGTCCAACTCGCACATCGTCGTTCGAGGTGTTGAAGTATACACTAGGTAAGGTCTTGCGTACAGCCTGTATTCCGTCTTGGACACTTAAATTTGCAACAAGCTGAGTTTTCACTCCTGCCGCGATCATAAGCTCCCGAGTGGACTTGCCGGTCTGGAAACTCTTGTTCTTAGCATCGTGCGGAAGGTAGAAAGTGCCGTACTCGTAGGGTTTCGTACCGAGTTCAGTCAGTACATCGTCTACACTGTATCCAGCAACGGAGAAGAAGTCAATAATTTTAATCTCTTTGCCATTCGTCTGGGCAAACCAGATAGAAGTGTCATCACTGTACCCGATGTCAAACGCCAGAATAACAGGCAGATCAGGATCCCAAGGATAATATCCAAAATTCGTCGTTTCCAGCGCATTGAGCTGTTTCCCGTAGTATGCCCCCCGGACAGCGGCGCGGAAATCGCAATCAAATTCTTGCGCGAAGGTCTCTTCATCCGAGCCGGGGAGATTCCGGAGTTCTTCCAGCTGCTCGGGATCAATGATCCCCGAATCTCGGGCCTTGAGAATCTTGGTGAACCACTTGGGATCGTTCTGCGCCGCCTCCCAGAGTTCGAAGAAGTGATTCGGCCCTTTCGGCGTACCGATAAAGACGCACCACCCCTTCCGGTCCACCAGAGTGGGAGCAATAACCTCTCCGAATAGACGGGGCTGCATGTCCCCGTATTCGTCCAGGATTACCCCATCAAAATACATGCCTCGGAGACTGTCCGGGTTGTCCGCACCAAATAGCTGAATAAGCTGACCGCCCCGGAGCTCAACGCTCAGTTCGGACTCCATGATCTTGGTAATCATGGGCTTGGCAAAATGCTTGAGATACCGCCATGCGATCCGCTTGGCCTGCTTATATTGCGGTGCTACGTATCCATAGACGGGCATCTCCAGCGGATTCTGGATTGCCTTGTCTATAAGATCGTTGATGCACATGACGGTCTTGCCCGCTCGCCGGTGCATGACCATCGCGGCGTATCTCTGCCGCCTAGCATGAAATTCGAGGCTATGGACTCGGGGGCTGTACGGACTCTCTACGACGCCCATCAGAATCGAACATCCAAGTCACCAATATCGGTGCCCGTTTGCTGCTTGAAGTACGTCGGTTCGAATGGGTAGATCGCCCCGTTTTGTTGGGGACTCAGATTCCGCCTGTTCTGAGCCAAGCGCGACATCGCTTCACCGTGCAGATTGTTGTACTTCCTCTTCGCCCCCCGCATCTCCGACAGGGCCTGCTTCTTCAGGTCCAGGGTCCGAAGCGACTCAATCAGAGCACGTTGGATCTCGGGATTCGGGGGCAGGCGTCCCGCTCTATGGATAATTTCACTATCTCTCCGCCCCAAGTGCTGAGGAGTCAGATTCTTCTCCGACATAATGAGATCTACTTCCTGCGCGTCTCCAGGAGGTAGCTTCTCTTTCAAGGATTCGATGTAATTCCGATATTCTTTGTCAGCATTGAGATACTTCTTCTCGAAGTCCTTATAGCCGAACCGCTCCGGCGACCCGCCCCTCGGCGCTCCGAACCTGGACTGCATCCCGTGGTTGAGTTCGTGAACCATGACGTCCATGAAGTCAGCGTACGAGGCTTGTGGTCCCATTTCGATCAACCCCGATTCCGTGGCGAATGGGGCGTAGTGGGTCGCCGAGCCGAGATTCTTCTGTGGATTACCGCGGATCTTGTAGTTAGGGTCCAGGTACTTAAGATAGGACTCTCCCTGTAAGATCGAATCCTTGAGCAGATGCTCGCCGGCATCGCCCTTTCGAGCACCGAAAAGGAGGGTGCCCCCGTCCGGCCCGCGATACAACTTGTTACTCGGTACATCGAGCCGGGAATCCGAGATCTCCGTAATTGGCCGATTCGTAACAGGTTCGCGGCCCCACCCGTATTCTTTCCAGATCTCGGCAGCAGGTGCCCCGTTATCCAGGTGCTCGAGCGCCTTCCGTGCCCTCGTACGCGACTCCGACGGTTCGTTCGTGTAGTCAAAATAGCGGAAGTGCCCCCTCTGAGCACTCTTAGCGCCAGATGGACGGCGCAGTTCTTCCGCTAGAACCCTGTTTGCTGCTCTATTTACTGTGCGCCCTGCGCGTAGGGCGGCAGGTAAGCCTGCCACCACCGGGGCGCTTTGCAGCACAGCGCCCGCAATTGGACTGCGATCACCTACCCAATCGACTGCATTGCTAATCGGCTCCATAATTGGAGCCAAGAGTTCGCCAAGATTACTCGCCGCCTGAGCCTCCGCTCCTTCTGGCTTGTATCCAAGTACGTCCTGTGCTTCCTGGATCTTCTGAACGTCTCCCCCGTGGGCGAGGCCATATAGACCACTAAGAGCGTCGGCCGCCGTGCCCTGCACAGTCCCGCGCAGAAGCATAGTAAGATAGTCTTTCGCTCCAGGCTCCTGCCCCGTGGGGGTTCCCTCGGGCAAATTCGACCCCAGATAAGTGCCTGCGTTCATGGCACTCAGTAGATCGGGATCTGCCGAGCCCTCGCTATCTGGGAACAGCTCTTTTCTAATCAGCGCGGGATCGGTGTCTGCAGACCATTTTCCTTTCCGGAGTAATCTACTGAGATCTTTAACTGCGACTTCTTCCAATCCAATGGGCAGTTCTTCCGTCGATATCGGAGCCAGTTTGTGATCATTTTCTGGGAGTATCTTGGCGGCCTCGTGAGCTTGGGCGAATGCCCTCGACCTCTCTTCTCCAACAGGGAGGCTATTCGCGAGTCTATACAGACTAGATACTTGTTTCATCTCGGGAGTGTCTAGTTCCCGCGCCCACTTGGCATTGGAGCTGACTTCCCCTGGTCCCACTTCAAGCTCGAACGCATGAAGGGTGGGAGTGCTGCCTCCGTAATTCTTAGCGTATTTTCTCGCTTGATGTAGCGCGTTGTCTACATCCTCCGGACTTCGTACAGCATATCCATAAAGTCCGTTCCCAAGTGGCCGAATGCCCCCCGGCTCTCCGGCCCCCAGAAATTGAGGATCTGGGGTTTCAAAGTCTTTCCCACCATGCAATATAGTGAGCTTCCTCAACGCTCGAGCCAAGGACCCCGCGCTCATTCGCCCTCCGAGAAGTCGGCATCTTCAACGTCCGCCTGTATTGCTCGCTGTTCAAATTGGTTCAACGGACTCGGAGGTACATTCGAGCGATATTCAATCACCGCTCCCCCCTCCTGAGCCGCCTCTTTAGGCGCGATTTTCGCCCAAACTTTGACGAACTCGCCATAATTCTCCGGGTCATTCGCCCAGTGAGCAAAACGAGTAATGCCTCCGACGAGCTCGAAAGTTTCGAGGATCGCCTGCTCAACTTGCTTCCGCGAGTATATGCGCGAGACGTTGTCGCCGCGTTGCCGGGAAGTCAATTTCTGTTCGAGAGCTTGAACTATGTCCATGGTGCCAGCATACCACGGTTCGGGGTAGATGGCAAGCGTTTCGCCCAACAAAGTTCTGTGAGCGGTGTGACTAAGCTCCAAGTTCATATCGAAAAATTCTAGGTTCTAGGTTCTCAGCTCTAAGTGACTAAGCTCCAAGTTCGAAGTTCCTGTGTGCGGCAGGAGTGACGGTTGAGTGGGGTACCACTTTGCTTGTCTCCCCGCCCCCCATCGGGTCGGGGGGCATCGTCCTCGGCTCCGGCCAGACTAATGACTAGTAGTCAGTAGTCGGCTCGTCGGACTAACGACTAGTAGTCTGTAGTCTGTGCTCCAATCTGGTGCATAGCACGAGGCACGAGGTACTCAGCTCCTTTTTGGTGCATGTCTCATTCTTGGCACGAGACTTGCATCTATTGCGGATTGGTATGTCTCTTGCATCCCTGTCCACTTGGCATGGGCATTGCATACTCCGCACTCAGTTCTCGGTATGCAATGCCCATGCCAAATGATGCGCGCTCAACATTACAATATTGTAATGCAAAAAGAGTTGCAGGCATGGTGCCACTATGCCATACTGTACTTGCTGGAAAACACAAGGCGCTCCAGCCGCCACAAAGACCGGAGTATGTACCATGAAGACCAAAGTAACCAAGACCGAAGTAGAAGTAGCCGCCCCCACGACCGGCGCGCCGACCTATAGCCTGAACGAGAAGGCGCATTTGCTGGCCGCGCAAGGCGCAAATGCTGGCCCGACTCTGCAGCGCTCCGCGCCGGGATTCGGCGTGGCATGGCGGGCAAATGGCAAGACCGCCCCCAATACCCGCGCTCAGGCGCTGGCCGCGATCGCGGCGCTGGCCCCCGGCTTCACCGCCGAAGAGGCGCAAAAGGCGCTGGCCGAGATGCACAAGGCCGGCGTCCTGGGATCGGGCACTCCGCGCTCCTACGTGGCAGCGTTCATCAAAAACGGCTACTTCGTAGCCGCGGAGTAAATGGTAGTCCTTGCCCTCATGGTGGCCGGAAACGGCCACCATCTTCTAGCGGCTCTAGCCGTCCTACTGGCAATCAACCTCATAGACCGGGACTAGTTCCCGGTCTTCTTTTGCCCCAAGATCTCAGTTCTTAGCACCCAGTACTCGGTTCCCAGGGTCACGATCCTAGTGGCTCCCTATGACCTTGATCGTGTCAGATCTCCTCTGCACTCGGTACGGAGTTCTCGGCACGTGGGGAGATAGTGCCCCCAGAGGCGCTCCTCGTGCGTCGTACGCGGTGCGAAGTGCCCCCCAGATGCCGCCGGTTACAGGTTACAGGTTA